AGAGTCTCTTCTTCGCTTGCATAGGGGTCTTTCATGCTCGTAGCTCCTGTAAAAATTCGGTTGGTTTTGTAAGTTGGGTAAGGGTTGCTCATTCCTACTCCTTCTTTGCAAAGTCTTCACACTTGCGCTTCCAGCCCCACGAATCCTTGAGCCAGTACACCGGAGCGTAAAAGCGCGGCTTGTGCAGCATGGCGCAGATCAGCACAGGCTTTGGCAGCGCTCGCATGGTGGCGTGCTTGCACTCGTCGCAGTGCTGGGTTTTCATGCGTCCCCCTTGATGCCGTGGGCGGCTTCGATGGCTTTGGTCATAAATTCACGTTCCAATAATGCAGCTTGGTCATCTCAAGCACGCCGATTACGGTGGCCACAGTCATGTGGTCGTACTTGGGGGAATTGACCAGCTCGCGGATGTCATTCATCAAGTCAAGCCCCATCGCCTTTTGATCGGACGATGGGATGACGGTCAGTTTCGGCTTGTCGTCTATGGTCATGTGTTCTTCTCTCTAATGCTGTTTGCGGCTTCCAACGCGGCGCGTGCATCTTCAATAAAGTCATTGCCATGCAGCTTCCACATGTCGCCAAAATCCACGTTGCACGCAGCGGCTTGGCGATCACTCAACACTCGCGCAGCGGCCACGACCATTTCATCGGTCGGCTTGCGATGTGCGTCGTGCGATGTCTGGTCAAGCATCACGGTTCGCGCCAATGCTTCGCACGTTTGGCATGGTTGTGGGGTGGTGTAGAGGGGAACCTCATAACGAATCGGGTAGTCAGGACGCTTTGCGCCCCATTTGATGTGTGCGTACTCCCCAATTTGCGTTGCCCACGCCACAGGCTCCTGCTGCGGCTGTGCAGCTTCAAGCTCAATGATGCGTGCGGCGTTTGCTTCGTTCAGAGCGAAAAGTCGGTTATACGCAGTTGCCGGCACTGTTGGCTCCTGTTGTTCTGGCTGATGGGATGTGTAGAGCAAACGGGTTTGATACCCCGGCCATTTGTGTGGCTCAGACTGCACCAAGTTGTGATGCTCAATCGAACAACGGCCCCATTCTTTAGTGCCAACAAAGTTGCACTCTGCCGCCACAGGCTCCTGCTGTGCTGGCTGCTCTGCCAGTGCTTCTCGCAGGGCTGCTTGCGCTCGCAACACTTGCTGCCTGTCTCTTGCAAGCGGTGTAGTTGCCACCTCCAACGCCTCCAGCGCCAGCTTCATTGCTTCTTTGCTCATTTCATCATTCCTTTCATTACTTCGCGGCATTCATTCCAGCCAGTTCGATACTCAGGGCTTTCACTGTCATCGGTAATGGCATCGGGCAATGCTGGGAGCTGCGCTGGCTTTTCGATGGCGTCCACGTTGACCATCTGGCTTTGAAAGTACACCGCGAAGCTGGCCCGTGTGTCGTCACCGAACGGCATTTTGTTGACCCGCTGCATAATCTCCATCATGGCGCTGTTCCAGCCAGCCAGGAAAACGTGCAGCGCTGCGTCGTTGTCAGACAGTTTCAAATGTCTGAACTGGTCTTCAAAGTGTGCAAACGGGTTCATCAGTACGCCTCCTCGGTCATTGCCTCTGCGATCTCCTGCTCGATGCGTTGGCGGTCGTCATCGGTGAGCTTGCGCTCCAGCCAGGCAGCCGGACGACCTCGGCGGTCGAGCACGTCCCACTCGCTTTCGCTGTAACCGTAGTAATCCATGTCGCTGGCCGCGTTGTAGGAGTACGACCCCTGCACACAGTCGAAGTGCGTCACACCGATCAGACAAGGGATGCCAGCCACGCGGCTTTCGATCTCTGAGATGTAGCTCATGACGACCACCATGCGACGAGCAAGCAGGCCAGGCCGACACCGATGGCAACGGCCAAAAGAAACCCAGCAGCGGCCTCGCAGCGGCGCTCGGTCTTGCTGATGAACAAACGGCGCTTGATCTCGGCGCTGTACGGGTACTGAGTGTGCTGGTGATGTTTCATGCTTTGCTCCTTGGTTAAGATGACCACATATTACCACAAACGCCCACAAGCGCAAGCATTAGGATAAACCCTATAAATCGACGATTTCCACGTCATGAGGCCGCTTCTTGCCGTCCAGGATTTCATGAAGGCGCTTTTCTGTCAGCCGGTGGCAGCGCACCATGACACGCGCAGGCAGCACCTCGATCAGATCTGAATAGTCCTGCAAGATCGCACGCACGGCCACGATGCCTGCACCGTCCAGGCGCAGGGTTTTGCCTTCCTTGTTTCGCCTGCCTGCCATGGCCAGCGCGGTGATGGCGTCCATGAGCAGGCCGCTGTCGTCCTGGCAGACCTTCATGTCGACCACCAGCGTCTCGACCAGGTTCACAGCGTCAGAACAGAGACGCCAATCATTCGGTGTTGGCTGATCGCCTTGCTCGAGCTGGTGCAGGGCTTCGTACATCTTGGTGAGCTGGCCAACCCGCCAAGCCTCGGGCAAAGGCTCGGTGGGGCTGGCGGTCATCTCGTCCAGCAAGGTGTAACGCTTCGGCCGTGGCTGGCGCTTGGGCTTCTTCACACGAACCCCGACAAGTCTGGAGCCTTCCAGCCGTCCGGCTTTCCGATCTTGCCACCAGGCAGCATGACTGGCTTGCCGTCGACCAGCTTGGAGTCATTGCTGGCCAGCACGGCCAGGTCAGCACCTCGCTTGTCAAAGCCTGCCAGGTACGCCACACCGTTTCCAGTGACCTCGCTGTCGCACAATGCGTCCAGCGCCTCGATGCGGTCGCTCGGATTGATGCTGGCCATGATCATTCCCTTCTTCAGACCATTGGCCACACGCAGCAAGTCGGCCACGCTGCGCTCCAGGCTTTCCGCGTCGTCCGCTGAATCGAAGTCCACACATAGCAGGAACTCGATGAACTCCTCAAGGTGGCATCCGATCTGCACCGACAGCGCAGCAGGCCCAGGAACTTTGCCACAAGCCTTCAGCCAGGCCGCTGTGCGCTCGAAGTTGCTGGCTTGGGCCTCGGATACCAGTCGCTCGTTGCGTGCGCGTAAAAGCCGGTTCTCGTATTCCAGCTCGGCCACCAGCATGTCCAGCTTCATTTCGTCTTCGGTCATGCCTGCCTCCTTGCTCGGATGGCGGCGACGATGGCAGCGTACTTGGCCTCGGTGGTGTGCCCATCCCACACCTTCGTGTACGGCGGCAGATGCGCGAACATCCACTCATCGTCGGTGTGGTAGTGCCACGATGCCTGCCCCCACGGAAAGTCGATATACACGCATCCGTGCCACGCCTCATCCCATCCCTCGATTGCGGTCTTAGCCTTGCCTGACGGAAAAAGCGTGGACAGCAGCGCCACCAGTTGATTGCGTTCTCGGTAGGCGTTGTTTGCCGCCTCACGCTCGGCAGCGATCTCGCGCTGCATGTATTCCATCGTTACCGTGCCAAACTGCGACGGCTGATTTTCTGGGTCAGTGATGGCTTGCTTGATGGATTCAATTGTTGTCATCTGCTCAAGCGTAATCTGGCGCAGAAGAAGGAACGGCTCCGCTTCCATCTCCCAGGCCCCACGCTCATCAAGCATGGCGTCCAGTTTCTTTTCAACGTCGCTGCGTTGGTCGCGGCGAATCAGGGCCAAAGTATCGGCTTCGCTTGCATATGGGTCGGTCATGGCTTGTACTCCAGGATGCTGAATGTCTTTTCAACTCGGTCAAGGAACACAGCCATCGCTGGCCGTGAACCGCAGGAAAGTGCCCGGCACGCGGCCAGGTGGATGGATGAAGGCCGCAAGACGGCCATCAGGACATAGCGCTTGTCCATCAGTACCTCCAGATGGTCACATCGACCACCCAAAGGCACAGGCAGAACTGGCCTTGGTGAATGCCGCACACAAACAGCGGCCAGCGGTGCGTGAACCACTCCACGTCAAACTGCCAGCCTCGCTTCATGCTTTCACCTTTTCTAAGCCTTGCTTCAGGAAGTGCAGCACCTGGGCAGACAGGCTGCGGGTGTTGCGCTCGGCCTCGGCTTTGAGCTTGGCCATGATGTCGTCCGGCAGCCGGACGGTCACGTATTGGCGTTTGTTTCCTGTGGTCATAGGTCGATGCTTTCAATGAGGATGTTCATTCTTGCGCACAGGAAGTCAGCGCGCTGGGTTTGGATGTACAGGCGCTCGGACAGCGCAGATTGGCACGAGGCCGTCCTGGCGGCTTCTTCTCGAGATTGCTTTGGGTATGCCCTGATGAACGGCGTCATCCGTTGTTCAAGCATTGTCAGAAGCTCTTCCTGGTGCGCCAAGATTTTGTCCATGCGCTCGATGTTGACGCTGATGTTTGGCTCCTTCATAACCTCCGGGCCAAGGATTCGACCTGCGCCAGCAATCGCCCCAGTGAGTGTTGACCGGATGTCTTGCTGCGCCATCGCCATTTGCTTGGCGTGCATGTCAGAGTCGAACCTAGCCTTCTGCTCTGCTGGGTTGTATTCGTATCTCATGCCGCCTCCTGCGCTTCTTCAAACATGTCGGCTGTGGCACCAGCGCCAGCCATCTCGACCGGGATGCCACTGGTCAGAAGGCTCACCAGATCGTCCTGGCCAGCCACCTCGATGTCAAACCGGGTCTGGGCGGCGTGCCGGATGGCCTGGGCCTGGTTGCCTGCGCGAATCAGGCGGTGTTTGTTGGTCTCCACATCGGTGACCAGGTAAATGCGTGTGCTCATGGTTGCTCCTTAAAACGGGATGTCCGAATCGAAATCATCAAAACCAGAATCAGCTGGCGCTTGCTTTGGTGCTTGCTGGCGTGGAGCCTGTCGTTGCTCGGACTGCTCACCACCTGCCACAAACTCCAGGTCTGCGATGCGTGCGGCCATCTTGCTGGCTGACGTGCCGTCGCCTTTGGTGTAGGTCTGGATGTGCACGTCTTCCAGGTACGCCACGATCTGCTTGCCTTTGGTCAGGTAAGGCGCGAGAGATTCCACCCGCTGGCCCCACAGCGAGGCATCGACCCACTGCGTCGGGCGCTTGCCGTCGTCACCCTTCTTGCCGTAGGTGAACGCCAGCGAGACGTTTGCCACCGCTGCTCCGCCTGGTGTGTAACGCACCTCGGCGTCTTTGCCGATTCGTGCCAGTCCGTGTGCTTTCATGCTTGCTCCTTCAGTTTGTAGACCCGAACAACCCGAGCGTGGGCTGATGGGTGGGTTGCTTGACAAAATCCAATCGGCTCGAAGGCGTCACCCCTCAGAACCGCGCCCCAAGTGTTTGGGTGGTAGTCGTCCGGCAGCTCGATGAACTTCCGCACGTCGTTGATGGTCACCTGGCCAGCACGCCTGGCGATTGCAATCGCTGTGCCTCGTGCCTTGGCGATCCATTCCTCGCGGCCAATGGACACGCGAGCGATGCCAGCGTCTCGAAGGTCGCGGCCGTTCATGCTTCCCTCGCTTTCAGCATGTCATCAGCCATTGCATACGCTGCGGCAGCAATCTCTGGCATTGGCATTGCGGCGTCCATCAATCCCTGCATAGCCTTAGCCGCAAAGTAGTCGCGGATTGAAAGCCCTTCGCCACAATAACTGTCTGCGTAGTTGTCGCTAGTGACTGGAAACGCTGGCCCACCTGTGTTTGTGTTGCTCATACGCCCCTCCGCAGCTCGATCAGCTTGTCGACCGTCTCCTGCACCTCGACCAAGAACTTGATCACATCGGCCTCGTACTCGGCGATCAGCTTCTCGTCCCGTGGCACCCGCTTGATGAACAGCTGCATGTCCTCTGGCATCCGTGGGTCGAAGCTCACGAAGTCCACCCAGGCGCGTCCCGTGCAGGCCATTTGCCACTGCATCTGGGCCATGTATCCGCTGGGCGCTTTATCGGCCATCAGCGTGGCAATGTGCGTGCTGGTGTTCGGGCACTTGATCTCGACCAGTCCATCCTCTCCGACAAGCCCGTCAGGCGAGGCTCCGGCCATCTCGATCTTGGGGTGCTGGATCATGGCCACCTCGGTGACCATCAGGCCCGTCTCGGTCTCGTAGGCCATGCGTGCCATCGGCTCCGTTTCCGTGCCGTGCTGCATGGCTCCGCTTTTGAAGCTGTCGGCAGCCTGGCCAGTCAGGCGCTCGGCCACCAGCTGGGCCAAGTAGTTTTTGCGGCTGGCGGCTGCTCCACTTTGGGTCTTGGCGATGATGTCCGCCACCCGGCTAGCGGTGACTTTGCCCAGGCGCTGGGCAAACCACTCAGGTGCGCCTTGCTCAATCATGCTGCACCTCCGTCTGCTGTCTTGGCGGCCTTCTTGAGGGCTGGGCCTTGGGCTTGCCAGAACGCTGCCTTGTGCGCCGACTTGGGCAATGCCTGGAACGCTGCGGCCAGGGCCTCGCTGCCCTGCATGGCAGCATCCCGCATGGCTGGCAGGGTGGTGGCCTCGAAGTCTTCATATCCTGCAGGAACCGTATTTCGTGCGGCCACCTGATGGGTCGACGAATCTGCATCGTTGTCACCTTCTGTTGGGATGCAGAAAGCCTGGAACATCGCGTATTTGTATGCCGCGCTCATGGCCTTGTTGGTGGCTTTGTCACCGCTGTCCATGGCCTCACCGTACATTTTGACCGTGTGCTTGCTGCCATCGTGTGCGCTCACAAAGTCAAATTCCATATCGACAGTCACGTAAAACAGGGCCTTGCCTTGCCCGCTGACACGTTCAACGCAGTCTCGTGAAAGCGTGCGAGGAAGGATGCTCAGCCCATGCTTGGCCAACAGTGGGCCAATCGCGTTGTAAACATCGTCGATGCCTCGGAAGTTGTAACCAACGCCCTGTGAGTTGCGTTGATTCTTGCCAATGCCTGCGTGGGCCAGTTCGCCAGCCACTGCCGAAATCAGTTGGTAGACGTTTTGCTTTTCGGTGCTCATTGCTGTGTCTCCTGTTGGGATTGAACTTCGTGCTCGAAACGATCCTGGTCGTTTTCTTGGTCGTCTTGTGGGGGTGGTGCAAAGCCGCGCAGGGCCTCTTGCATGACTGGGTGCAGGTAATCCATCGTGTTCGCCTTTCGTGGTTGGTTGTTGGTGAAACGCATATTAACACAACAAAAGAGAATTTTATACAAGCCACGAAAAAAAATCTTTTACGACTGTTGCTTTTTTGTGGTAGAGTTTCTGGTATGAAAAAAGACGACCAATACTATTTGCAGGTCTTGGCCCACGCCAGAAAAGAGCTTGGCTCATACAAGGCGGTGGCCAAGGCCATGGGTGCGCCCAGCGGCCCAGCCGTGCAGGCCTGGCTGGTGAACGGCGTGGCCTACAAGTGGCGGCCGGTGCTGGACAAGAAGTTCGGCGCGGCTTTCCGAAAAACCTTGAACGACCTTGTGGCCTGAGGTAAAGTATTCGTGAACACGGCTAGGGTAGCTCCCGAAAAGACGATTCTTCACCGTCCTGCCGATGTTTCTTCAGTGAAGTGAACCGACGA